CAGCGGAACGCGCTAAAGAACGCGTGAACGAATTGACTTATAGGCAGGAATGGTTAGGCGAATTCGTAGATGCTGAAGGCTTGGTTTTTAGGCGCGTGCAAGAGGCGGCTGTTCTGGACCCGCAAGAACCGCAAGCAGGCAGGCAATACGTGGCTGGCGTGGACGTGGCTTCGAGCGTGGACTTCACGGTCGTGAGCGTGCTGGATGCAGAATCGAAAGAGATGGTCTACCTCGACAGGTTCAACCGTGTGGATTATCCGGTGCTGATAAACAGGTTGGAATCGGTCTACCACCGCTATCACCTGACTTCGATGGTGGTCGAGTCTAACTCAATCGGACGGCCGGTTATTGACGAGCTGGTGACGCGGGGCTTGAATATCGTGCCGTTTACAACCACTTCGGCGACTAAGCAGTCAATTATTCAGAGCTTGCAATCAGCCTTCGAAAACGGGCAAATTCAGGTTTTGAATGACCCGGTGCTGATTGGTGAATTATTGAGTTTTGAATCGAAACGCAATGCAAGCGGGAGCTTCAGTTATTCAGCGCCCTCAGGAATGCACGATGACTGTGTTATGAGCCTGGCTATTGCCTGGCACGGGTTATCAGGATCACAAGTAATACTTTGGATGGATTAGGGACGGAATAATATGGCAGAAACTTATAAGACAATAACGAGTGTACCCGGCTGGGTAGACCTCCTGACATCGGACGGCGTTCCTGATTCCGTTGCCACGTTGTACAAGTACGTTCCGCTCCTGTTCCGGGCGGTGCAATTGCGCTGTGACGCTATTTCAAGCGTGCCAGTTGCGATTATGAAGGGTAAAGAAAACGAAGTGGACTGGCCGTACCCGACCAAGTTAGGCAACCTGATATGGCAATGGGAAGCGTCTAATCTTCTGGCAGGCGCGGCTTACGGTGAAATTGTCAAGAATAAGTCAGGCTTCCGCAAAGACATCAAGTATCGCAATCCGTTCGATATGAATGTCAAGTACGATCGAGGCGTTTACCAGTTCAAGCAGAACTCAAGCGGGGCGGTCTGGTACAACGAGCCCGAAGCGGGCCAGTATCAGATGCTTTACATCAAAGAGTTTGATCCGACTCAAGATACGGGTCCAGGCATCGGTGCTGGCAAGGCATCGAACATTGACGCTAAGTTATTGTATGCGATAAGCAAGTTCCCTGAGATGTACTTTGAAGGCGGTGCTATGCCGGTCACGCTTTTGGGGATTGACTCCAATGACCGCAATGAAATCGAGCGCATTCAAAGCTGGTTTAGGCGTTCGGCTACGGCGATCAAAAACGCCTTCCGGGTGCTGGGAGTGCGGGCTGGTTCTATCACGCCGGTCACGTTGACTCCACCGTTGAAAGACTTATCGTTCCCTGAAATAAGCGAAATGGCGAAAGATAATATCGCAATGGCGTTTGGTATCAAGCAGACTTTATTGGATTCAGAAGCGGCTAACTATGCGACCGCGCAAGAGGACAGGCTCTCATTTTACGAAGACACGATCAAACCGCGAGCGCGCATATTCGAGGACGCTTTGAATGAGCAGTTGTTAGCGCGTGACGGTTTGCGGCTGGAGTTCAGGTTCGGTGAAATGGATATATTCCAGGAAGACGAATCCGAGCGTGCTGATTTGTTGAATAATCTTACTACCGCCGGCTTGCCGATTGAAGTTTCATTGCAACTGGCTGGCTATAAGTTAACCGAAGAGCAGTTATCAATGTTAGAAGAACATCAAGAGCAATTGGACAGCCGGATTGACGAACAGCCTTTTGACGAGCGTACAACTGAATTGCGCAAGTGGCAGAAGTTCGCCGAGAAGCGGGTCAAGGAAGGCAAGGAGCTGCGCGAATTCGAGACGAGCATCATCGAGCCAAGTTTGCAGGGGGCGATAAACGGCGCGTTGGAAGGCGCAAAGACGGCTGAAGAAGTCAAACACATATTCGACTCGGTTATCGAGTGGAGGAATTATCCGTAATGGGAATAGTCAACCGGGACGAACTTGAGCGCAGATTAGCGCGGGTGTTGAGCAAGGACTTGCGCGCGGAGCTAAACAGGCTGCTCGGCTTGCTTGGAGACCCGCCGCGTCTGGAGAACGTGCCTTACGAATATTGGCAGAACGGATGGAAGGACATCCAGAGGGACGTTGAGCCTATTCTGGTTGACACGTTTATTTCACAGGCTGAATCGCTTATGAACTCGGTTGGAATTGGCTCTGATTGGGCGCAATTCAACATAATAGCGGCTGATTGGGGGCGCGCTTACAGTTACAACCTTGTGACTGGTATGAAAGGCACAACCAGGAGCGCGCTTGAGAAACTATTGCAGAAGAACGTACCAGGCTATTTTGAAGAAGGCTTGACATCAAAAGAACTGGCAAGGCGATTAGAACCTCAATTTGGGGTAGTTAGATCAGAAATGATTGCGGTAACCGAGACGACTCGCGCCGCCGTTGAAGGTGAGCGTGCTTATGTTCAGGAGCTTGTAAAAGAGACTGGGCGTGAGATGATTCCGATTTGGCTTACTGCAAACGATGACAGGGTTTGTGTTATTTGTGGCCCAAAGAATGGGAAGCCTATCACAGACGGGCAATTTCCACCAGCGCATCCGAGATGCCGGTGTGGGGTCGCTTGGGAGTGGCCTAAGGACATGGCGTAATGAATATCGAAGTTGAAGGCGCGGAACAGTTGATTGCGAAACTTACCACCGTTCAGCAGTTCAATAAGGTGAAGGCGGCTGTGAGTCAGGAAGGTACGATGCTGGCTGGCAAGCTGAAGCATTATCCGCGCAAGGTTCCCACGCCTAATCCATTGATAAAAGCGAATGACCGTGTAAGACGCGGTTTCTTCTGGCACTTGAAGCATGGGAATATCAACACGCCTTACAGGCGGAGCGGTGACTTACGAAAGCACTGGACGCGATGGACGGGTGACGGCGGAATGTCAACAACAATCAGCAACTACATCGGGTATGCGCCATTGGTACAAGGTGACAATCAAACCTATGGGCACGGTAGAAGCGGTTGGTTGACCATTGAAGCGGCTGAAAAGAAGTATGGCGCAGGAATCAAGCGGCGCATTATCAAAGCAATTGAAGAGGAGTTGAGAAATGTCTAAAGAATCACAAGCCTACAGGGTGAAAATACAAGTTCCAAACACGATAGTTGAGCGGAACGGCGTTGCTGAAAAGCGAATGAAGGCGGATGCAGAATATACGCCTATGGACTGGCGCGTTCTGGGTATTCCTTACGGGGGTCCAATAAAAGGGCGCGACTTGGACGGCGAGGCATTTTCAGCTGACACAGATATCTGGCTGAAGGTGGGCGACTTTGTCAACTTGACCTACTATCACGGCTTTGAGCCAGACGAGCCAGGCAAGATGCAAGCGCAACCGGCAATGATAGGCAGGGCGCAATTTGTCGAAGCAGACGAACGCGGGCTTTGGTTTGAACCGATGCTTGACTTGGAAGAGCCGCTTGCCAAACGACTGGTAGACGCGGGCGTTGAAAAGTTACGAGCGTCTTCCGGCGCGGTGAATCACCTGGTTAGAAAAGCGGACGGCGGGTTGATTACAACCTGGCCTGTCGGCGAACTGGCATTATTTGACACAAATGAATGGCGAAAACCGGCAAATGACTTTGCCGTAATCGAAGCGAAAGCCGAGCTAATCACGGAGGCGATCCCGGAGGCTGAAGAATCAGCGGTGGATGCGGTTGAAGAGCTGGTTGAATCGCAAGAAACAATCAAAACAAATCAACCTATTTTGGAGGAAAACATGGACGAAGAGAAAATCGTCGAAGAAGTAAAGGCTGTAGAACAGCCAACTATCGATGTTGAGGCCTTGAAAAAGTCAATCATCGAAGATTTGAAAGCGGAACGTGGCGAAGAGAAAGGATCACCGACTGTGAAAGCACCGGCTGTTATCGGAAGTTTAGGCGAGGTTGATTATACCAAAGCCTATTGGCACTATCTCAAGACCGGTGAAACATCCGACTTGCGCAAGGCAATCAAGACCAATGTAAACCCGTTGAATGAGGGCGATGCTGCCCAGGGCGGTTACCTTGTCCCTGATGACGAATACGGAAAAATTATCGCACGGCGCGATGAAGAATCATTAATCAGCCGACTTGGCTTACTCCGTGTCAATACCAACCGCGACAAGTACAATTTCCCGACTGAAGCAACCAGCTTGAGCAAGTTCACAATTGTTGCTGAAGAAGGCGACATCAGCCCTGCTGAAGATGAACCCGCGTTCGGGCAGGCAGCTGTCACCGTCTACAACTTCAAGAAGCTAATCAAGATTTCGGAAGAAGTGCTGGAAGACGAAAACAGCGGACTTGAAATGTTCCTGAACAACGCTATCGGGCGCGCTCTGGCTGACACCGAAAACTACTATGCATTGATCGGCGCCGGTACTACAGAGCCTGAAGGTGCATTTACCGGCGGTACAGCCGCTTTGACGCTGGATGATGATGCAACCATCGCCGCAGCTGAAATTCCTGAATTGATGGGAAAGCTTGGATCACCTTATCACAATGGGGCAGTCTGGGTAATGAACCCTGCAACTTGGTTCTATTTGAAAGGCTTGACCGGCAATCCATTCCAGTTCACCGATGGTGTGGCTCGCTTGAGCGGCACTGTGGATGGTCCAACTTTGGAAGGTTATCCAGTTGTTTTGAACTCAAATGTTCAGGCTTACTCGACAGCATCCTACGATTCCTTGCTATTTGGCAACTTCAACTACATGGGATTCGTAACTAATCGCGGTTTGAGAATCCGCCGGCTGAATGAACTTTACGCTGGAACCGGGCAGGTTGGCATTCTTGTCAACTATCGCTTCGGTTGCGGTGTACTGCAGCAAGAGGCGTTCCAATATGCAACTCAAGCATCCGCCTAACGGATAGCTGACAAAGTAGACGCGCTGTGAAACCAATCGGGAAATTGAAAGACATGGAACGGGGAAACGACAGATATGTCGCGGCTTCCGGCGCGTCTGCTGGTTTGTTGAAAGAGAAAAATGGATAGATTAACCATTATCACGCCTTGCTCACGCCCGCAAAATTTAGCTGCTTTGGCTGAAAGTATCAAGCCTGGCCGGAGTTTATTTGACGTGATTTGGATGGTGATCTTGGATAATCGAGAATGTGAAAAGTCTGTTGTTGGCAATTACCAACGCAATTGTGCACTTGATGCTATCAGAGATGGTTGGGTGTACTTCTTGGATGACGACACCGTTATTCATCCTGAATTCTTTACTGAATTGGCGAAAGTAGAAACGCTGGCTGTTGCTTTTGAACAGGAATTAGACACTTGGATTCGCGAAGTCGCACCATCAGAAATGCGACCAGATCACATTGACATGGGGCAGGTTGCGATGAGGCGTGATGTGATTGGCAATATTCGCTTCAGGCTTGGAGTTTATGAAGCTGATGGGATGTTTATCAAAGATGTTTATCGAAGAGACCCAAAAGAGTGGTCATTCGTAGATAAACCGCTGTGTTATTACAATAAATTGAGGTGGTAATGTACCGAATCAAAGGCTGTCCAGTTCCAATTTATCAAGATGAAGGCGAGTTAAATAGGCTACTTGAATTAGTCAAAGAACTCAAACCAAAACGGATTTTAGAGATTGGATCACTTCACGGTGGAACGCTGTGGTACTGGATGAATGCATCAAAAGGTGCGGAAATAGTATCTGTCGATTCCGGTGTACAAAGATTTGATTCACGCTTTACAGAAATTGAGCATGACCGAATCAATCTATGGCCAAAATGGGAACGGGAAACCGGCTGCATAATCACACAGATTCGGGCTGATAGCACCTTACCAGAAACAGTTGAATCAGTCAGAGAATATGCCCCGTTTGATTTTATCTTCATTGATGGTGGACACGACTTCAATACCGCAATGTCTGATTGGCAGAATTATTGGCCGATGTTGAAGAACGGAGGCTTGCTTGCGTTTCACGATATAGCTTATCCGGATAACAACAGAGAAAGATACGCTGTTGGGAAGGTGTGGCGTGGCGTCAGAGATAATGGCAAATGGCAAGAGATCATTCGTGAGCATAACAAAGAAGGAATTTGGGGTATTGGCGCAATGTGGAAGACGCCCAAATGAAAATACTATTATTCTGTCCGACTTGGAGTGCAGCAGGCGTTTTGGCTATCAGGCAAGAGACGCTTGATAGCATCGATAACCTGATCCGGCCTGAAGGCGTCGAATTGACTGTCAAGGTTTCGGACAATAACATCCGAGCCAGAACAGGTGACAGACGCGGCGACCATGAGAATACTTTACATCAATATCAGTTAGCACGCCGGATCACGCTTGAAGAGAATTTTGACTATCTGTTCACAGTTGAGCACGACATGATTATTCCTGAAGACGCGCTGGTAAAGTTGCTGGAAGTTGACGCCGGTGTTGCTTATGGCGTTTATAGATTCCGGCAAAATCCCGCGGTGCTAAACGTCTACCG